CTTCGACCCCCAGCCCGATGACCAAGCGTAGGCAGAGGCGTAGGGGCCGCCGCCGGCTCCGTTCGACGACAGGGCAATATCAGCCCCGGATGGAGAGAACGAGGCACCACTGGTGTCTCGTCCGGCGGCCGTGCCGGGGTCTGTGTATTTCGTGCCAAATCCGGACGACGACCATGGGTATCCGGTCACGTAGGGCGACGTCGTATGCCCCACGACAATCGATGTTCCGGCTGGGTTGAACGCCACGCAGGCGCAATCAGATCCCGGCAGGGTCGCCGGGTTGCTGAATTTCGTGCCAAAGCCTGCAGACCATGGGTAGGCTGTAATCCTTGGGCTCGCGGCATGTGAAACAGCTATCTCAGTACCGGCAGGGCTGAAGGCAACGCCTGATCCATTCCCAGTGGGGAGCGTCCCGGGGTTGCTGTACTTGGTCCCGAAGCCGGACGACGACCACGGGTAGGCGGAGATGTATGGGCTGCCAGCGTGAGAAATAGCAATTGCCGTACCGGCCGGGTTGAACGCGACGCCAGTCCCGTTGCCACCGGGGACGCTGGCGGGCGTCGAAAACTTCGTCCCGAAACCAGACGATGTCCATGGGTAGGCTGTCACGAATGGCGTGCTGCTGTGGGCAATCGCCACCTCTGTGCCGGTCGGACTGAAGGCAACACCAAACCCGCTGTTGCTTGGCAGTGACGCGGGATTGCTGAATTTGGTTCCGAATCCCGACGAAGACCACGGGTAGACGAAAATGTAGGGCGAATTATTGCCCGCCACCGCGATGTAGTAGGAAGCGGACGCCCCGCGAAAAATGTTCTTCGCGGTCATGCCATGCCCTTCCCAAGAAGGAGGCCGTTCCACGTCGTGCCGCCGTCGTAAGTGAAGAAGCCCAGAATATCGCGACCGGAAGAGGTCAGGCTGGGGGCCGCGCCGCCGGCCCACTTCATGCCGGACCACCACGTGATCGCGGCCGAGCCGCCGTTGGTCAGGTCGAGAATAATTGAGATCGCGGTGCCGGTGGCCGGCACATTGCTGACGGTCAGCGTCGTGGTGCCGGAGATCGTTTTCGAGAAGTAGTTGGCCAGTGACAGGTCGATGTCATTGGCCGCCATGGCGACCTTGACTTCCTTGGTGGCGGTGATGGTCTTGTTGGTCAGGGTATCCGTCGTGGCGCGACCAACAAGAGTGTCGGTCGACGTCGGCAGGGTCAGCGTTCCCGTGTTGCTGATCGTCGAGATGATCGGTGAGGTCAGGGTCTTGCTGGACAGCGTCTGTGCGCCAGTGGTCAGCACCACCGTCGAGGGGAACGTCGGCGTGCCGCCAATCGTGTAGGTGCCGGCAATCGTCCCGGAGAACGTCGGCGACGTCAGTGTCTTGTTGGTGAGGGTCTGGGTTCCAACGTTTGTCGTGAGCTGGTTGCCGTTCCAATTTAGAGCAGTCGCTGAAACGAAGTTTATTGTGCCAGAACTGTCGACGGTATCAAAAAGCGAAATGTTCCAAATCGAAGCAGTGCTGTCTTTGTTGACGTACAGTTTTGGCTTGCCAGCGCCATAATCTGTGGGTTGGAAATTAACGTAGTCTGTATTCGACGTTGCCGTGCTGCGCGAGATCGTATTCAGGCCAGAGCTTGTGTAACTTCCCGCAACAGTCCCGCCGAGTGTCGGACTGGTCAACGTCTTATTCGTAAGCGTTTGGGCCGTCGAAAGGTCAACGAGTTGGACGTTGTTCCATGTGAGGCCGGTTGCCGAATTGAAGTTGATTGTGCCAGCGGAGTTTACGCCGTCCCACAGTCCAATTTGCCAATAGTTCGCCGTCGAACTCTTAAAAAACGAAAGCTGGGGTTTGCCGGCTGCGTAGTCAGAAGGTCGCAAGTCTAGGAAGTCGGTGTTTGCCGTAGCTGTTCCAGTGATGACAGTGATAGCCCCCGCCAGAGTTGGATACCCTGTTAGAGTTCCAGAGAGTGTGGCCCCATTGATTGTCGGGCTGGTCAGCGTCTTGTTGGTCAGGGTCTGCGTGGCGGCGAGACCCACGAACGTGTCTGAGGCGTTCGGGAACGTCCACGTACGGGTCGGGGCCGTGGCTACCCCGGAGACCTGAAACTGGACCTTCTTGGTGGCGTCGGCGTCATCGATGAAGTAGGTCGTCGAATCAGACAGTGACTTGTTGGTCAGCGTGCTTGTGGATGTGGCGCTGATGCCGCCAAGTGCTGTCAACGCGGCCGCCGCAGAAGTCGCGCCAGTGCCGCCGTTGGCGATGGCCAGCGTGCCGCCAAGTGTCAACGTGCCGGCCGCCGTGATGGGGCCGCCCGTCAGCGTCAGTCCCGTCGTGCCGCCCGAGCCGTCGACGCTGGTGACGGTGCCTGTGCCGCCAACGGCCGTCCAGACGGCAGTCGTGCCGTTCGACGTGAGAATGTAGCCGTTCGTGCCAATCGGCAGGCGGGTGGCGCTGTTTGCTCCGTTGCCGATGATCAGGTCGCCGGTAGAAGTGATCGGCGACAGGGCGTTGAAGGAGGCGGTCGCCGTTGTCTGCCCGGTGCCGCCGTAGCCGATGCCGAGCGTGCCGGCCATCGTGATCGTGCCGCTGGTGGTGATCGGGCCGCCAGAGAATGAGAGCCCGGTAGAGCCGCCTGCCACTTGAATGCTGGTGACCGTTCCGGTGCCCGCTGCGGCCGTCCACGCGGCGGTGGTGCCATTGGACGTCAGGACGGTGCCGTTGGCGCCGATGGCGAGCCTTGTGGCGCTGTTGACGCCGTTACCGATGATGACATCACCCACCGACGTGATCGGCGAGAGAGCGTTGAAGGCTGCGGCCGCCGTGGACTGGCCAGTGCCGCCGTCCGCGATGGCCAGATCTGTGATCCCCGTGACGGAGCCGCCGGATATGGAGACAGAATTGGCGTTCTGGGTAGAGATAGTCCCGAGACCGAGCGTCGAGCGCGCTGTAGATGCGTCGGCATCGTCAATCAATGACCTGCCGAAGGATGTGATTGCCGTCTCTGCCCAAGTGTCAACGCCAGTCGTGTAGGCAATTTTATCGGCCGCAGTTCCAAGGCTGGAAAGCGACTGAAGCGTTGCGTCATACGCCTGAACATTCGTGCCAATGGCAACGCCAAGAGCGGTCCGGGCAGCGGAGGCCGTTGTCGATCCGGTGCCGCCGTTTGCAACGGCGAGCGTGCCTCCGAGAGTTAGCGTGCCGGACGTGGTAACGGGACCACCGGTCACCGTGAGGCCAGTTGTTCCGCCGGAACCGTCAATACTTGTAACGGTGCCAACTGCGTCAGCGGCCCACGCTGCAGTCGTGCCATTCGACTTTAGGATGGTTCCACTGGCGCCGATGGGAAGGCGCGTCGCACTGTTGGCGCCGTCTCCGACAATCAGGTCGCCCGTTGTTGTAATCGGGGATAGGGCATTGAATGCCCCTGCGGCTGTGCCCTGTCCGGTGCCGCCGCTGTCAATTTCAAGAACGCCGCCAAGCACAACGTCTCCGGTGGTCGGAGATGCGGGGGTTAGTCCCGTAGTTCCGCCGGAAAACGTCGTCACGGTAGTTATTCCGCCAGTTGCCAGCGTCGCGATCTGGGCGCCGGTTACCTTTGACGAGACGCCGCCCTGCACGGCCTCGAATAGCTCGTCCCCAGAGAGGGCGGATGCAGCGGGGAGGTTCGGGATCTGAATATTAGACAAAATTAATTTACCTCCCCTTGCTTCATCTTACGGACAATCCATCCGTTTCTCATATTCTGCTTAGTCTCTTCTGTATGCTTCCGCCCCCTGTGGGCTTCTGATATTTTTTTTGCAGTCTCTGGTGAGACTACGACTTTTTTGCCTTTGTGTCTTGCACCTACTTTTGCGGCATGCTCAGGGCTCTTTTTAACGCCCTTTTGAGCGGCCGACATTTTTGCCCGCGTTTCATCTGAATGTTTTTTGCCGAGCATTGTGGCTCTCCCCGGCTTGCCTTTTTTGGCGTCAGACATCTTCTTTTTGGATTCGTCAGACATCTTTAAGCCGGAAACACCGTCCCCACCGTCCGTAACGTTTGTGATGTCTACGCCAGACGACCTCCAGAACGCAATACGATCACGCTCGACTTGAAATGCTTCATCCTCAATTAGTCCGGATGCGACAATCCTGATCTCGACAGCAAAGCCCATCCTAATTAATTTTGCAACAATGCCACGGTGGTGAGAGTTTCTGTCTCTCAAAATATAAGCTCGACGCCCCTTGCCTTTACCCACGTAAAAACACTCGTCCCTGTCGGTTCGCCAATGCTCGTAAACATAAAAGGCGCTCATCAAATCGGTCCTGTCTGGGGTACTTCGTCGTTGTTATAGGGCAATCCGGGATCACTGTCACCGGGCGCGTTCGGGTCGGTGCCGGGCTCCTCATTGAGAGAGCCGTTGGCAAAACCGGTCTGCTGCGTAACGCGGTCGCCATCCGATTCGGTGATGCGCTTGTCATTGCCGGGAACGGCGATGCCGGTCTTGGCGTTGACGGTATCCTGACCGGTGGTCGTGCGGTAGTCGGTCTCGGAGCGCACGTAATCCTCTGTGCGGGCGTTCATGATCGGCATCGGGTCTGGCGGCAGGATAAGAGACCGCAACTGCTCCTGCGCCACGTCGGTGCATTTGGTGCAGACGAGGATGCGCTTGTTGATCATGGCGGCGCCGGCCCAGTCGTGCTGCCAGCGGAGGTCGCAGTGGTTATAAATGAAGCCGCAGCGGTCGCACTTGCCGGCCGCCTGCGGGTTGCGTGAACTGATCCGGGCCCGGCCGAGTTTCGAGGCGTATCCCACGCGTCACCTGTAATAATTCGAGGTCTGCGGGGAGATATAGAAATTGACGTTTTCGACGTTCTGGTCGGCGGCAATCTTCCAGCTCTCGTCGGCCTGCGCCTTGAGGCCCACGGCCATTTGCGGCGCCCACACGCGCGCCAGTCGATAGATCAGGCCATCGGAGAAAGCCTCCAGCCAGATGTACGGGATCTCCACCGTCTGCCCGTTCGACAGGTTCGCGTCTTGGATCTGGCGTACGCGGTAGTAGCGCAGGGTGTCGGCTGTTCCTGTCGTCGGCACTGGCCACAGAGTGATGGTCGGCGCGATCAACCGATCAAACCAGAAGGTCGTCGGGAACCCGGTCATCGCCTTGTTGGCGTATGATGCGTACTCCGTCCGGCTGACTGGCGTGATCATCCGGTCGATTTCATCGTTCCGAATGTAGGCGTCGAGCACCATGATGGTGGTCGGGTCGACGTCGTAGGTGGCCTGATCCGCCACCAAGGTCTCTTCGATGAGGTCCACGGCCCACAGGTTGACGCCCTGATTCGCCCACCGGGAGAGCATCATGTTGGTCGCCATACGGGCGGTCTCCATGTGCTCCTGCAGGATCGACGTCGGGCGGATGCCGATGTTCATGTAGGCGTAGAGGACAATCTCGCCGAGCGACGGGTTGAACTCGTATGTGCCCGACGTCGTCATTTTGGCACGACGCTATTCTGGACAAAGGTCGCGGTAACAGTACCGGTGCCGCTGTTGATCAGAACCCGAGCGTAGACCGGAGCGTAGGTGAAGTAGCTCTGTTTCGTCGCGGTGGCACCGACCACATTCGTATCTGCTGACGAGACCCAAGTCGTGGCCAAAGGCGTGACCGAGTCGTTGTCGAAGGTGGTTTGCACCGTGTAGTTTACGGTGCCGCTGACCGTGCATTGAACTCCAACCGACGACGGAGCCCACTCGTCGAGACGAACCCAACGGCTCGCAGAAACACCATTGGTTCCGACCGTAATGGCCCCAACAGCGGCGGCGCCAATGGAGACTGAGGTGACCGTCTTGTAGTTCAAAACCGTGGCAACGGTCGACACGTTCGGGCCCGCTAAGGTCTCGCTCTGCGGGTTTCCGGAAATGTCGGTACCCGTGACGGTAAAGACCTTTCCGGTTTCGTTGGCGGCCGCCGTGATCAGCACTTGGCGCGCCACGTCGAGCGTCGCCACCATGCCGCCGTAGACGGTGGCGGATGAGAATGTCTGCTCTGGAGACACAATGTACGTGCCTGTGCCACCAGTTCCAGTGCGAAGGCCGGTCACAATAGTGCCGACAGAAACACCAAGTCCGGTCACTTCCATGCCAATAAAGACGGCGCCAGATGCCACTGCGCTGACCGTCATGACGTTGCCGGAGATGGCGGCCGTGCCTTGAAACGTAGACGACCCCAGAGAGCCGGTCAGATTGTACTTGCCGGCCTGAGTGGCCGTCTGGGTGAGGACGATGTTGTTGGCGCTGGCTGCCGCCAGACCGCCGGCCGTGACGACTTGGCGCTGCATCTTACTTTTCCTTCTTGCCCGGGCCGCTGGAGGCGACCGCCATGATGGGCTTCCCATGCATGCTGCCCTCGCCCTTCGACTTGGCGGCAGGGATGACGACGTCCTTGCTCTTGATCGAGACTGGGTACTTCTTGCCCTTCATGGGAGCCTCCATCAGGTCTGAGCGTAAATGACGGCGACCTGAACGTAGCCGGCAGACGTGGCGCCGGTCGGGGTCACGGTGACAACCACGGGCGCAGTCGTCGGTGCGGCAACACCAAGCACGCTGACGTTGTCCATGGCGGCAAGCTGGGCGGCCGTGAAGGTCGGAGCGATGCGGCCAGTGGCGGCCTTCACGTCGACGCTGGAGACGTACTCAGTGCCTCCAGCGGTGAGGCCAACGGAGAGGACGGCGGAGGTGCCCGAGTTGAAGGCAGTCAGCACATCGATGTTGAAGTCGATGATGCGCGCGCCGGCCGGGATGTGGAGGGTGGACGAGACGGCGGAGGTGCTGTTCTGCGTGATCGATGTCGACTGCATCAGAACGACGTAGCCCTGATTGGGGCCGTTCGTCTCGCCTGTGGTGAGGGTGCCCGCAATGATGGGGCCTGAGAAGTGGGTCTGACCCATGATGATCTCCTGCACGATAAGCCCATGAAGTCTGTGCAGCGTCCGCTAGGCCGGTCTGCATGGGCGGGAACCTAGAACGTCAAGACTGTAACTCAAGCACCATGCGAGCGCAAGTACGCGGCGGCGACGTCGAGGATTTCGGGGTCCTCCTTGAAAAGACCAATCGACTGGTTGCAGGGAGAGCACAGAAGACCGCGAATCACGCCCGTCGTGTGGTTGTGATCTACAGCGAGAGGCTTTGGCTCGCCCTGAATAATTGCAGTATCCACCTTCTTGCAGATGGCGCAAACGCCGTCCTGCGCCTTAAGCATTACATTGTATTCCGCAAGAGACATCCCGTAATACCTCTTGAGCCCGTAATGGCGCTGGGCCTCGCGAGTAACAATCCTTTTTTTCAGTCCATTCTCGTGGATAACCGTGCGAGTGAACTGAGCCTCAACGAGATTATCAATTTTCAAATTAGTCGTGTCCCCGTCCCGATAAAGAACGTTTCCTTCCGGCCAGACACCGTAGTGGAGGACCCACGCGACACGGGCACCGGTAAGCTCGTAATTTGCAAGGCGGATGTAGAGGTATTTTTTGTTTTTGGCACGGTTTGCCTTAAATGTACCCGCCCTGTCCCCGGCCCTGACATTTCTGGCGGGCTTCTTTTTCCAGTAAAAGAAGCCGGTGTCTGGGGCATAACTCAGCCACTCGGACACGGTTTCTGCAGGCATATCAATTGTTTTTACGTTCGGCATATGGGGTTCCCTTCAAAGAAAAACGCGACACCAATGAAGGTATCGCGTCTTAAATCCTTTATCAATGATTATTTAGAAAGCTACAGCTTTCATTACCATCAAGTGGGGAACGATCCGTATACCGCTCTCCAATTGTAATATGAAAAGCTATACCTCTCGTACCCTTTCACCAGCAAATTGTCGGTGACGAAATCAACCTGCATGTCGGTCTCGAAAGGCACGCGAGACATGTAGGACAGGCCGTCGATGTTTGTGAGCAGATACCAGTTGTTGGAATCCGTCAGGTAATCGTTGACCATGTAGCCTTCCGGCAGGCCGCCGGCCGTCGACATGATGGCATTCACGTCGTTGTCGGCAGTGCCGGGGCGCAGTTCCGTCTTGGTGAGGCGGATTGCGGTGGGCTCCAACTGCGTCGGAACGATGAGCTTCCGGCCACGGGCGAAGACCTTCAGGCCTGCCTGATCGCGGAAGTTCGTGCGGATGGCGATCATGCCGTTCAGCAGGGTCGCCTCGTTCAGCTCGACGTCGGTGGTCGGCTTGTTGGCCACGGTGCCGCCGTCAATCGGGTGGTCGGTGGCGCAGAGTGCCTTGCCGTCACCGCCGATGGAGGCGTTGTAGGTGGTCGCGGTGTTCAGGATGTTCGCGGCGTAGATTTCCTTGGTCTGCTGGAACGATTCCATCAGGCCGAGGTTCGACGGGTTGAACTGGGACTTGTAGAGGTTGTCGTCGATGGCCTTGCGAGTGATCGCGTAGCCGAGACCGATCTCCACGTGCTCCTGATTGTAGATGAAGCGCTCGCCGGCACCGTTGTCGAACGCGGTCTGGCCGCCTTCGGTCTTGAGCTGGGCGTAGCCAAGGAACCGCATTTCGGCGGTCCGCTCCAGCGCCATCTTGGAGCTGTGCTTGGTGAAGATCTTGTCGTACTGCGACGGGATCTGCTCATACTTGCCTTCGATACCACGGAGGCCCGGAAGGAGCAGATCTTTGATGGCAGAGAGATTAACGGCCATGGTTCATACTCCTCAGATACCGGTGAGCTGCTTGGTCGAGACGTTGTTGAACGCCACGATTACGCGGTTGTATGCGCCGGCTTCCGTACCGGGAGCGCCCGGCGGGTCCGTCACAAGGGAGACAATGCGGAACGCCAGAGTGTTCGTGGTGTTCAGGGTCGAAATGTCGAGGTAGGCTCCCGAGAGCCCCGTCGAGGTATTGCCCGTGCCCAGCGCGAAATTGGCGTTTGCATTGATGGCGGTGGTCGTCGCGCCGGTCGAATCTGTCTGGCAGATGAACTTGGCGTTCGGATCGTTGATGATGTAGCCCTCGACGGTCTGCGTCGACGCGACATCGGAGCCCGGCCAATAGTTTGACCAGACGGTGCGCTTCTGCGCGGTGGAGAGGTACTTGCAGCCCACGAAAATGCCAGCGATCTGCGTGGTGCCGGCGGTTGCCTGCACGATGTAGCCGTTGGCGTCTGGGGATACGGGGTCGCCACAGTAAATGGCGGAGGCATTGTAGACGATACGGACGGCGACCTGTTCATAGGTCGGAGCAGAGCCCGTGCCGCTGTACTGCTGAAAGCCGAAAGGCGCGTTGGTGTTCGCCATAACGGGAATCTCCTTTGCAGGAGGCTCGTCATCGCGCGCCGGGGCGAATGTGAAGCCGGGGAAAATCGAATCCTCACCACCGGGGGAGGAATTCGACGATCATAGCCGATTTTATTTCACTGTCAAATCAGTGAATGCTGCCGCGCTTCTTGATGTCGGCCTTGTACTGATCGACGCTCGACGAATTGGCGACGTTGAGGGCCACCCCGAAGGCGTATCCGTAGGCCTCGTCGAGCGTGTCAAACCGGCTTTCGACGCCATTAAGGGTCACCGTGAAGCCCCTCAGCGTTTCCGGCCGGTCGTCGTCATAGTCAACGGATACAATCGCAACGTCAGCCATCGATAACACCCATGGCGTCGAGTTTGCCGATCTCTTTCATGGCCATGACGGACGTAAATTTACCCTGCAGCGCGGATGTACCGTTGCTGTTGGCGGAGCCGTACACACTGTACCAGATCGGGTTATAGGGACGATACGGATAGCTGGGCAGGTAGCGGTCGATGAAGACGGGGTAGGTGATTTCCTTGCCGTCGATTTCCTTGACGCGGGAGCATACGCGATCCCACTGTTCCTTGGTGGGCACCCCGTCGATGCCCTCAGAGAAGCCTTCGAACCATGCCTTGAATTCACCCTTGGTCATTGTCGTCTCCATCGTCATGTGGGCGGCTATCGGCCCTTGTCTGGGTTGGTGTACGGCGTGACATAGAGGCTTCATTCATCCGCCGTCCGGCAGCCATCCGCCCACATGTCTCGTCAATCGTTCTTACGGGCCCGACGCCACGACAGGAAGCCACCAGCACGGACCGCAAGGTAGACATAGGTCCGCTTGAAGGAGCCGACGCCGGCCTCTTTCATGTCCGCCAGAAACATCTTGTCGCACTGCTCCCGGCTCTTGCCTTGAGGGTCCGAATAGCGGCAGTCGTGGTTGAAGCAGGCGATGTTGTAGCCCTGATCGGTGACAGGTGTGTCCTTGTCGTTGGTGCTGTCATAGTTGATCTTGGGATTGTAGGGCTTGTGCGTCGTGTCGGTCAGCGGCTTCAGCATGGCAGTTCCCCATTAAGGTTGGCGGGAGACGCCGGGCAGGGCATGGAACCCCTTCCTGCCGCCGGCTGGGACAAGCAACCGGGCCAGCGTCTCCCATACGCCCCGATTACTCGGGGATCTCCATCGGCTCGAAGGCCTTCTTGATATTGACGTCCTTCTCGCGACGCTCAAACTGGCCGGGAGGTGCTGCAGAGAGCTGCTCCTCCTTGGTCCGAACCTGCAGGCGAGCCTTGCGGAGGCTCTGCTGGCGGGTCATTTCCACCATCTGCGTGGGCCGCTCCATCAGGATCATCCCATCCCGCATGATCACGCCATCTGCGGCACCTTTCGGCATCATTTCAGGGTGACGGGCCGGAGGAACGGGCTCCCAGCCGGCGCGGGCCAGTGCGATCTCGTGGGACGGGTCCACCATGCCGAGAACGCTGTGGCGTTTCCACTCGTAGGTCCAGCCGTCGGGGACGATTTCCGCCGGCACGGCAAACTTGTCGACGCCGTCGTCGATCTGCCCGTTGTTGTGCTCCATGAGCTCCTTGGTGCGGGCCTCGGCGCGCTCCCGTGGGGTCATTTCGCGGGCTACCTTCTTGAATTCGTTGTCGGCCATATCAATGCACCTTCTGTCCACGTTGCTCGCGTTCAATGCGATCCATCTGCTTGACGTACTCCTCGGGAGAGAGACCCGAAAGCTCGGCAGCTTCAAGCTGGGCTGCGCTCAGACGGCGCGTCTTGCCATTGCTGCCGCCACCAGTGTTGCCCGGGGCTGCCGGGGGAGCGTTGCGACGCGCGGGCGGAGCATCCTCCTCGTCCTGCCGCGAGATGCCAAGGATCTTCTCGACCTCCGCGAAGTATTCCGGCGTATCCGGCTGCACTCCGCGCGCCTGAACGATGCTGTCGGCGCCGATCATCTGCTGCTGCAGACTGGGATTGGTGACGTACTCGGGATGCGCGCGAACCCAGCTCGCCGATTTGGGCGTCAGTTGCCGCGCGAAGGCCTC